GTTCGCGCCGCTATCGCGGGGGCCGCCGTAGCTCAGTGGTAGAGCGCACCCTTGGTAAGGGTGAGGTCGACAGTTCAATCCTGTCCGGCGGCACCAGAAATTCCGCAGAATCCTGCCACTTTCCGGACGGTCCGCGCGCCATCGAGACGCACAAGAGTGCAGAACGGCGCAAGAACGTGTCGAACGATTGGCACGTTCTTGACACGCGCGTTTTCGGCTTGTTCCAGCGCTCCCCTACTCGCCCTTCAGCGGCGGCGTCAAATGCACCGTCGCGCCCTTGCAAAGGCTGCGCGCTAGCGCGGCCCGGCTCCGCTGAGTTTCATAACTTCCCATTTCGAGAACAGCCCTACGTCGACGTGCCGGCTGCCGCAGCGGGTGCATTTTAGTTTTTCGCGGAATTTCTTGATGCTCAGGTACGGCCCCTTCTTCTTTGCGATCGTTTCCGGCTCAAAGACGACCTTGCGCTCACAGGTGAAGCAGACAACGATCAGCGCGAGGTCCCGCTTCATCGCCTCGATCAGATTTTGCGCATCGTATTCCCGTACCCTCACCATGAGAACATTAGGAGAACGTCGCCGTTGGGAGTCAAGATGGCTCGCCGCCGTCTTGCTCCTCCTCGCCTCCCCGGCCTTGGCCCAGGAGCCAAGCCGAACCATGCCGGCGACAGTGGTTGACGTCGTCGATGGCGACACGATCGACGTGGTCGCCTATCCCTGGCCCGGCGTGACGATGTCGGCCCGCGTCCGGATACTCGGCATCGATACACCCGAGACCTATCGGCCGGGCTGCGAGCGGGAGCGGGATCTGGGGCGCCTGGCGACGGCCTACGTTCGCTCGAGCGTCGGCGAGCAGATCTGGCTGACGGAGGTGCAGGACGAGCCCGACAAGTTCGGCCGGCTGCTCGCTCGCGTCCTGACCAAGGATGGGATCGATATAGGGCGGGAGCTGATGCGGCAGGGATTGGCGACGGTCTGGCCGCCGCCGGAGGAATGGGATTGGTGCGAGTGAGGGGCGGAAGCTAAAGCGTGGCACGCAGGCGGCCGCGTCTTACGCCTAGCGTTCGGGCTACGATGAATGAATTAAAGAACCAATCAAAAGTTGTAATTAACCAGCAGTGTGCTGTAATAGCACCGTGAGCACCGATAATGAGCAGCAGATTGACGCCTTTTGGTATACACTTTGCCAGTATACAATGCCCCGGCGGGGAGGGGGAAGGATGAAAGAGAAGTCACTGGCTTGGTACCGGCAGCTGGTCACACACAGGGCGATGGAGCGGACTGGTGACCCGTTCCCCAACAGCAGCCACGAACATGCACGGATTGTGATTGAGGCATTGTTCTCGAATGCCAATCGGTCGGTGAAGATTCTCACGACGGGTCTGAACCGGAAGATCTATGGTGCGCCTGAGGTATTGGCGGCAACGAAACGCTTCTTGAGCGACGAGAAGCATACCTTGGAAATTCTGTTCGATCAGGGCGTCGACGACAAAATCTTGATGGACCATCCATTGGTGAGAGCGAACGCAAACAAGCCCAACCTGCGTTTGTACAGTCCTCCGGTGCCGCTGGATCCGAGGATTCACTTTACCGTCGCCGATTCCGATTCGTATCGAGTAAAGGGTGACCCTGATCGCCACTCAGCGATCGCGGCCTTCGGCGACGAGACGCTTGCCACAAAGCTCGAAGAGGCTTTTGACTGGTTCAAGGCTAACGCACAGGTCATCGAGCCTGCCATGGCGTCTGCCTAAGCAAAAACAGCACACCACCAGAATCTACAATGAATGGAAACGAGGGAGGCCTGTTAGGGCTCGCGCAGACGGTTCTGGCAGTTTCTCTGGCGTATCTGGCGCTGGAGAAGTTCAAGTATACCAAGCATGTCAGCGGCCTTATCGAAGAAGCGAAAGAGGAACTTGATCGTTTATCGCTTTCGGAGGATAGAAAAAAAGACAAAGCCTGGATAGACATGACGACCATGCATACGTGCGAGCGCAAGACCGCATGGTCTTCGGGGTTCTACTCCTATTGGGCTTTGCACAAATGTCTCGATCGCTGTATTGCGAAATTCTTTGCCGTGGTCAGCAGCGCGGTACTTCTCCACGGCGGTTTCACAGACGCGTTCGGCGTCTCTCTTCTATCTGGTCTGGGCCCATACGGCAGCACCGCAATCGTCGGGTTGTTGGCGATAGGACTTGCAACGCCGGTGTGCTTCACCCTTGCTGGCAACCGTGCAATTGCAGGCGCCAAAAAGTCGATTGCCGAGCATCTCAGTCACATTTCAAAGACCTATAGAAAGGACGTCGAGGAGAAGGTTGATTCGATGTTGAACATTCGCGGCAAGCCCCCTATCTCCAAGCCCCCTCCGCTCCCGCCCGCCAGGCTGTACTCACCGTCCGCCGCCAAACAACCATCTGCCTCTACCCCTTATAGAAGGCAGGATCCGGCGCGCGAAAACTAGAGAATGAGGACAACAGCGAACACGGCCACCTGACTACGTCAGCGAGATCGCCGGTTCGTTCCAGATGCAGCGCGGTCGGGCATTACCCCTGCGAGGTTTCGTCCCGCGCCCGCGCCGCCGCCAGCGCCACCTCGAGGCGCGCGCGATAGCCGGCGAGCTCGGCCTCGATCTCGCCGAAGTCCTCCGCCGTCGGCTGCTGCCCGGCCGCCTGGCGCTGCCGCAGCCGGTCACGCAGATGCTCGAGCCGGCCGACCGACTCGGCCGAGTTCGCCCGCGCCCACAGGATCGCAAGGTCGAGGGCCTTGAAGGCCACCATTGCCCAGTCCATCACGCACCCCCGGGCCCGACGTGGCGCCGCAGCTCGTCGCGCGCGGCCTCGAGGGCGGCGGCGAGCTCCTCGTATTCGGCCGTGCGCCCGCACAGCAGGGCCGCGGCGTCGGGCGGCGCCTCCATGACCTCCTGCTCGGCCAGGCAGGCGTCCTCCCGGACCGCCGCAAGCCGCACCAGGCGGGCCGCGTCCTCGCCTCGGGCGACAGCCGCGAGGATGGCCTCGATCTCGGCCGCGCTCGTGGTCGGCTGCTCGGCGTAGCGCGTCGCTGCCTCGGCCATCCGCTCGAACACGGCCAGCACGGCGAAGGCGTGCTCGCGCGGCGTCCCGGCCTCGTCGACGATCTCCTGCGCGGTCACGACGATCGGCGGCGGATTCGCGCACGCCGTCAGCGTCAGCAGCGCCAGGCCGAGGGCGGCGAGCGTGGCGAGAGGCGCCGCTTGCAACCGGGCGGCCGATTCCGGCCGGTCTCCGGGCTTCGCCGGCTTGGCCGGTGCCCGCTCGCGGAACAAGTAGCCGGTGACGAAGAATGCGATGACCGGTAGCCCCTCGCGTACGCCGGGCGCGTTGAGCCATTCGAGCCAGGGCGACATCTGCGCGAGCTGCGAAGCCCAGGCGACGAGCGCCGCGGCGATGATGCCGCCGATGGCGCCGCGCGCCATCTTGCGCGTCGGCATGGCCGACGGCTGGTCAATGAGATCCGGTGGCATGGATCCCCTCCTCTTTCGGTTGCGGTGAAAAGGCGGTAGGATTCGCGTGTTCAGACGCCGACAGCGGCAGCCGATACTGGCCCGGATCCGATCGGGAGCAGAGCCATGTAACGGGACAGAGAGGGGCCGTCCTCCGGGCGGCCCTTTCGCTGTCAGTAATCGAAGATGTTTTGCGGCAGGCCGACGAAGTCGCGGCGATCAAGATGCAGGAAGGTGCTTGCAACGCCGACGCTCCAGCCCTGATCCATTGCGAGGCGCGCCAGCAAGGTCCGGTAAGTCGGGTCGGTCGCCTTGATGTCGATCGCGCAGGTCCCGCCCGTCGGCCAATACGGATGGTCATAGACGTGCAGCGACCGCGGATGGCCGCCGACGGCGCGATTGTGGGCTTCAGAGCGGCAACAGCTCGTGACGATCATCGGCCGGCCGAAGATCATGCGGAGGCTTGCGAGCGCCTCACCGAAGCCCGGCGCAAGCCTGACGACGCCGGTTGCCCGGCACGCGAGCTCCTCATGGCGAAAGAGAACGCCCGGCCCGTCCGGCCGGCGGATATCAACGCGGTCCATCTACACCCCCTCGAAGACGCCGTTACGGAGCCAGCCATGCCAGCCGCAATGGTGGCAATTGATCGACGGCGCGAGCGTCGGCGCGTCGCGGTTGCCATCCCAGCTCCATGACGCGCCGTTCGCGTTCCGGTTCGGCCGGATCGGAACCTGACAATCGCCCTTGCCGCGCGGGCAGGCGAAGATGACCCGCTTCGGCTGATCGGTCCGCTCGCCGCTCGGATCGAGCGCCGTCAGAAAGAAGAAGTCGCCGGGCGGCATATCGTCGGGCCAGGAGTTGTCTGGATGGCGCCGACCCTTGACTTGGCCCATCTCACCCTCCCGGATAAGGCCGGAGGGCGCGGTTCTCGAGCCGCTCGACCCGCCGGGCAATGGCGGCGTCGCTCTCCTGCAGATACTGGATCTGCGCGGCGACGACGGCCATGTTGCGCGTCACCTCCTGGATGGTGCCGACCATCCAGATCAGCGCGGCGACGCAGAGCGGCACGCCGATGCCGGTGCCGAGGCGGGAGAACAGCAGCAGGACGGCACTGTTCGCCGCCTTCTCGATCCGGTCGTTCTGCGTCATGCCCGGCCTTCCGGCCACGAAAAAGCCGCCGTGACGGCGGCCGATAGACTCGTCATGATGCCATCCGGCATGGACCCCTCCTCAGCTAGGGGTTGCGTGCCAGGGCCGTCGGTGACTCCCACTCGCCGGCGGCCCGCTCCAAACCTTAAAGCCGCTCCTCGAGCACGTACCGCTTCCGGTGCCAGCCGTGTGCCCAGCGCGGCGCCGGCGTCGAGGCCACGATCCGGCCGAGCAGCGCCTCCCGGTTCTGGTGCTCCCCGCCCGGCGTCGGCACGAACAGGAGGTTGCGGCCGATGCCGGCGATCCGGTCGATCTCCAGGATCGTGTTCCAGGCCTCGTCGCGCGCGATCGCCTCGAACTCCAGCTCGAGGGTCCGATACTTGTCCCGCACGTCGACGTAGACCTGCCCGCCGCGGCTGCGGCTGATCTCCGACGGATCGACCCACATCGGCGCGTCGCCATAGCGGAAGTTCCGGCTCGGCCGCCAGAGGTCGCCGACCCACAGAGACCCGGCCTCCGGGAAGACGAACTGCGGCGTCGTGAAGTTGCTCAGCGTGATCCGCCCATACCGGGCCATGACCGGCACCTCCGGGCATAGCAGCGTCTGCCGGTAGCCGGGCTTCAGGTCGGCGTCCACGGTGCCGGTGTCGAGGACGTCCGTCCCGCCGGGCGCCACGGTCGAGAGCGTGACGCGCCAATCGAGCGAGGTGTGCGTGAGGCCGAACAGCCCGACGGCGCCGATCGGCCGCTCGATCCCGAGATCGAAATCGATCGTCGGGGTCCCGATCTGGGTCATGCGCCAGACCGTCGCCAAATGGTCGTCGACCAGGTTCGTGACCGGGAAGCCCGTCACGGTGCCGGTCGCCGTCAGGGTCACGGCCGGATCGGCCAGCGGATCGATCGCGGCGGCCACATAGTTGACCCAGCTCAGCCCCGCGTTGCTGAACGCCATCAGACCATCACCTCCAGGATCACGCGATTCCGGTCCGCGTCGATGCGGTGCGACAGCACGACCGCCGGCCAGGGATTGAACGGACTCAGGCCGTGGCGCGTGTCCATCAGCCCGATGATCTGCCCCGGCTCGACCAGCGCCGGCTTGAGCTTGGTGACCACGCGAAAGCGGAACCGCGGCGTCCCGAAGAGCTGCCGCAGCCGCATCGCCTCCGCCTCCGCGGCCGCCTTGTCGCGAAACAGGCCCGGCACCGGGGGCGGGTCCTTCGCCTCGAAATATCGCTCCCGGATGGCTGGGTCCGGATTCTCGGCCACCCTGAAGGGCTCGGCCAGGAACGCCTTGCGCTCGGCCGAAACCGACGCCGCCAAGCCGCTCATCTGCACCGTCCAGTTGCGGCCCCAGGCGACGCGCCGGCGCCAGTTGGCCGGGTCGACGCTCGCCGGCGGCGGCATCATCTCGAGGTCCAGCACCTCGACGGGCGAGAGCGTCAGCACGCCGGCGCCGGCCGGCGCGTCGACGCGTCCGAACTGGATCCGGCCGCGCCGATCGGCGCCCCACCAGCCGGAGATTCCGGCCAGCAGCTCGTCCAGCACGCCGGCGATCGTCCGCACCTCGGTCCCGATCGCGATGCCGACCGGCGCCGGCTGAAGGGTGTTGAGCGCGATCACGCTGCCGCCGTCCACTTCGACCGCGAAGTCGGCGCGGGTCTCCAGGATGCGCTGCGCGATGTCGGCCGTCGTCTGGGCGAACACGTTGCCGGTGGCGTCGCCCTCCACGTCGGCCGTCACCTGGCCGACCGGCGTGTCGCCCAGCCGGATCATGCCCTGCAGGTGGCTGGCGATGTAGAAGCCCGGCGGCGGCTCGATCGATTCGACGTTGTCCACCGTCCCGCCGTTCGTCAGCGGCAGACCGGCGTCATAGACCGCCGGGATGCGCCATACCGGCCCATCGTGCAGCTGGTAGATCAGCCGCGCCGGATCGACCAGCACGGCCGTCACGTTCTGGCAGTAGCCGTAGACCAGCGGTTTCGGCCGCCCCTCCAGCTCCGGCCCGCCCTCGAGCCCGCCCGTGCCGGCATACAGGTTGTTCTGGATCGGCTTTTCGAGCCGATAGCCGACATCCCGCAGCGCGATCCGCACCGCCCGGTCGTCGGCCGCGCCCCAGCCCGCGGCCGCGCCCTCGAACACCGTGACGAAGTCCGCGTAGGCGAAGCGCGGCCCGCCGACCTTGACGACCGTCCGCCGGCCGTCCACCGGGTCCACGCCGCCGACGCCGTAGGAATGGCCGAAGGCCGGCGGAACGTTGGCCAGCGCCAGCTCGCCGAGCGCCAGCCGGCCCCGGACGCCCTCCTCCGGCGTCGCCGGGATCGATCGCTCGAAGAAGGGCGGCAGGGTCAGCAGCGGCTCGTAGACGCGGTTTGCCGGCGCCTCGTCCGGCCGGGTCGCGTAGGGCCGGTCGCTGGCATAGATCGGGTTCGGGTCCAGGCCCTCCGCGAGGGCGGCGTCGATCTCGACCAGCCAGACCACGTCCAGCCGCGCGGCCTCGAGCAGCGTGACGGCCGGCGGCCGCGGCGGAATCGTGCCGTCGGACGTACCAAGCGCGCGGATGCCGAGAGGATCGGTGCCGAGCATTCACCACCCGGTTTCGATGTCATGCGCCTCGACCGCTTCGACGGTCGCCAGCGCATCGATCGCGTCCTTGTGCGCCCAGGCGACCCGGCGCAGCCGATAGACCTCGTCGGCCGCCGCCGTCGCCAGCGCGATCATGCCGGCCGGGCCGGGCAGCGGCAGGAAGGTGTTGTCGGCCATCCGCCAGGCGAAGCCTTCCGGCCACGTCACCGCGCCGGCCTGCGCGAGCGCGGCGCGCTGCGACATGGCGATGACGTTTTGCTGGTCGATCGCGCGGAGCTGCAGCACCTTGCCGCCGTAGGGCATCCCGTCCGCGAAGGCCCGTTCCAGCCGCGCGTCCACCTCGCGCCGACGGCGTTCCTTCGCGCCCTCGAGACTCGCGCCCGGCGCCGGCTCGATGGCGTTGCCGGCGTCGAGCCACGCCTGGATCGGCTCGGCGTGCCAGGTCCGGCAGGGCCACGGGACGAATTGCTCGCCGTCGTCGGTGAGGACGTGAAGCCAGGTCTGCGCGGCATCGGCGTATCGGATCGACAGGATGTTCATGGTCTAGATCTCCGCGTCGGCCGTGAAGTACGCCCCGGCCTGCGGGTTGAAGAAGGTCCGCCCCGTGTCGTTGGACGCGGCGAAGATCGTCCAGCTCTGCGTGGTCGCATGGCCCTGCGGCTGGTTCACCCGGTTCACGCTGAACGTGCCGACCCGGCTCATGACGGGCGGGACTCGCTTTTCCACCGCGAACTGCCCGGAGGCGACGCAGACATAGGTGGCCCCCACGATGTCGGCGTATCCCGAGGCCGCCGGCACGTTGCTGTTCGTGCCGTCGCCGATCCGCTCGAAGTACCGCTGGCACAGCGCCCAGTCGACGGCCACGTTCCGCCGCTCGAACGGCGTCACCAGGTGGCCCGGCTCAAACTTCGCGTCGGCGATGTCGATCGTCCCGGCCGCGCCCCAGCCCTCGCCGCCGCTCGTCCCGAAATCCGCGTCGAAGTTCGTGCCCCACTGAAGCCAGATCTGGAGGTCCAGGAAGCTGCCGCCCCCGACCGTCAGGCCGCTCAGCGTCGGCACGGTCCAGAAGATGTCGAAGGGTTGCCAGACGGTCGAGAGCGCGTGCGACTCCGCGGTCGCGACGCTCTGATCGGCGCTGCCGCCGGATCCGAAGAAGCGCCGCAGACGGAAGCCGACCCGCTTGCCGGCGATGCTCGACCGCATCCAGACGCGACTCGCCCACCGGCCGGGCGCGATCGACCGCACGTCCTCGATCCGCTGGCTGACCACGGCGAAGGAGGCGGCGCCCAGGTTTGCGCCCACGTCCTGCGGCGCGATGCGCAGATAATTGACCGGTTCGCCCGGGACCTCGCTCTGGCCGAGCGTGAACGCCTGTCGGCTGGCGTTCACGGTCGCCGGCGTGCCGCCGCCCGCGCCGACCGAATACCGCCACCGATCGAGCAGGTATTGATTGTTCGCGATCCCGGCGAAGCTCGTGCCGCGTTGAGCGATGCGGAAGTCGCCGTTGATGAGCACGGTCGGCCCGCGGTTGAAGACGGGCGACTGGAGCTGCCAGCACTCCGCGGTCGCGTCGTACACGATTTCGTAGATGTCGCCGAGGCGCAGCTCGTAGGGCTCGACCGGCGCGAAGTCGCCCTTGCGGATCGGCTTGGCCCCGGTGGAGTCCACGTCGGCGGACGCCCCGCCCTGCGTGTTGGTCACGTTCGCCCGGAACCGCACCCGCACGCCGTCCGCCAGCGCCCGGACGGCCGGGACGCAGCTGACGATGTAGGTCGTGCCGGTGTTGCTGACCGAGCGCGCCATGTGGAGCCGGCCGCCCATGCCGCCGAACCATTCGGCGATCGGCGCGCAGCGGACCACGGCCGGGCCGTCGATGCTGATCCGCGACGTCCCGGCCGAAGAGCGGATGATCTCCTGGCGGCTGAGCTGTCCGGCGAGCACCGGGCCGATCCCCTCCTCCCACTCGTCGTTGTACTCAATCGTGTAGTAGGCGAGCGTCCCGGGCGGGATCATGTCCGTGAAGGCCAGCCGTCCGGCCGGCGGCGGGTCCAGCGTGATGGTGACGTTCGTGCCCCCGCCGGGCGTCGTCTGCTCGATCCGATCGCCGATCATCTATCGCCAGTCTCCTCAACGGCTCCTGCGGTCTTCGCGGCCGAACGGCCCGCTCCCGGCGCGGAGTTCCTGCCGCAGGAGCGTCATCTCGCGCCGCAGCTCCTCGCGCTGTTGCTCGGCCCGCCGCGCCTCTTCGCGACGCGCCCGCTCGGCCTCGCGGATCGCCTCCACGACGGCCGTGTTGTCGATCTCGGCCAGGGCCGGTGCCTCGCGGATGGACTGCACGGCCGACCGCACCTGCTCAAAGAGCTGCGCGAAGTCCGTCGTCGAGGCGAACACCTGCCGGCCCAGCGTCAGGACCTGCTGACCCGCGCCCGGAAGCGCCGCGATCGCCGCGGCGTCGCCAGCCCGAGCCCGTGCGACGATGTCGGCGAATTGCTCGCGCGCCGCGCCCAGCCGGTCGAGCGGCGTGCCGGGCGCAAGCGCGCTCGTCTCCAGGCTCGCCAGGAAGGCGTCGATCGGCGCCAGCAATTCCCGGCGCAGCGCCTCGGCCGCCTTCTCGAAGCCTGTCACGACGTTGCCGGTGTCGAGCCCCAGCTCGACCGCCCGCCTGCCGAGCTCGGCGAAGCGATCCTCGAGCGCCGTCATCGCCTCGGCGAAGACGTTGATCTCCTCCGCCGCCTCGCCGAGGCCGAGGATCGTCTGCCGGTCCGTCAGGGTCGCGAGCGCGCGCTCCAGGCTCGCCGCCGGGTCCACGCCGGCCGTCGCCTGCGCCGCCACGTCGGCGCCGAGCCCCAGGGCGCGGAAGACGGTGCGGATCCGGTCGTCGACCAGCTCCTGAAAGTCGCGCTCGTCGAACCTCCGCGACTTCTCCCGCAGGGCCTCGGTCTCCTGCAGGATCCGGGCGACCCTTTGGATCTCGCCTTCGCGCAGCGTCCCCGCCGCCGCGACGTCGAAGCCCGCGACCGCCTCGAGCATCTGCCGCAGCGCGTCGTCGTCGATCTTCCTCGTGCCGCTGGCCGAGAAGCCGACGAAGCCGAATGGCGTCTCGCGGAACAGGCCGCTCTGAAAATCCGCGAAACGGTCCGGCGCCGTCAGGAGCTGCGCCGACGGCTTCTTGCCACCACCCAGCAGTCCGCCCAGCACGGAGCCGGCCAGGCCGCCCAGGATGCCGCCGACCGGCCCGCCGACCGCGAAGCCGATGCCGGCGCCGAGCCCGCCGCCGAGCGCACCACCGAGCTGGTTCCCGCCCGTCAGGCTCGCCAGCAGCCCGCCGCCGATAAAGCCGAGACCGCCAGCGCCCAGCGTGCCGAGCAGCGTGGCCCCGCTGCCGAAGAAACCCGTCTGCGCCGCGCCCGGGACGGAGCCCACAACATGCGGACCGACCGCGCCCGGTCCGGCCGCCGCGACCGACACGCCGGTCGACGACGCGAAGCCGAGGCTGGCGCCGAAAGTGTTGATCGAGGAGCCGATGCCGCTCAGGACTCCGCCCGCGGCAAGCCCGCTGCCGGCGGCACTGCCGGCCGCCGATGCCCCGGTGCCGGTCAGAAAGCTGCCGAGCCCGCTCGTTACACCGGCCAACACCGGCCGGATCGTCATCAGCGCCGCGATCTCGGCGGCCAGGTTGATGAAGATGTCGCGGATCCGGGCCGCCAGGTCGCCGAAGCTGTCGATGCCGCGCCGGAAGATGTCGCGGTAGGTCGCTGCGAACGCGTCCTGAATGTTTTCCGCCGCATGGTCGAACGGCCGCTGCATCTCGCGCGCCGCCTGCTCGGCCTGGCGCTGCCGCTCGCGTTCGAGTTTCTGAGAGGCCTCGATGGCCGCTTGCGTCGCCAGGTCGGCGTCTCGCAGGGCACGGTTCAGCGCCTCCTGGGCCTCGGTCGAAAGCCGGTAGCCGCGCGAGGCCGCAAGCTCCAGGGCAGCGTTCAGCTCCCGTACCTGCCGCTCGTACCGCTGCTGATCCGTCAGCCCGGATTCGACCGTGCGCTCGATCAGCGCGATCGCCGCGGCATAATCGCGCGCGCGGTTCCGGTCAGCCTGTTCGTTCAGGTCTGCCAGCACGTCGGCGAAGCTGCGTGTCTTGCGCGCGGCGTCCGCGGTCTCGTTGCCGAGATCCTGAACCGTGTTGCCGAGGAGCGCAGAAGCCGTCGCGCTTCGGGTCGCCAGGTCGTCGTAAACGCCGAGCCGGGCATTCAGGAACGTCAGCTCCCGCTCGGCCGCCTCGACCTCTTCGCGCGCCGCCTTGACGCTTTCGGCCATCTCGACGGATTGTCGAATGATGGCCGGGTCCGGCTCTGGCGCGCCCGGGATCGCGGCGGCCTCGAACCGCGACCGGATGATCTCCTCGACCCGCTCCCGCTCTTCGTCGAGCGCCTCCTGGCGACGGCGGATCTCCTGCTGCTGGAGCTCGACGGCGGCGCGCGCCTCCGCGGCCCGGGCCTTGGCCGTCAGCTCGATCTGGCGGCCGAGCTGCTCATGCCGCCGGATGGCCGTTTCGAGGGACTGGTTGAGCGTATCCTGCGCGGCTTCCGCCTCTTCGGTCGCGTCCCGGAAGGCATAGAGTCCGGCCACGACCGCCGCGATCCCGGCCGTGACGACCGTGGCGGCGGACAGCAGCGGGTTTGCTCGCATGGTCGCGGTCAGCGCCTGCACCGCGTTCCGCGCAACCTGCAGCGACGCCGCGAAACCGCCCATGATGAAGGCGGCCTGGCTGCCCTGCTGGGCAATGGCGACGAACGGATTCTGTCCGCTCGCGATCTGGACGCCAAGATCCTGGATCTGCTGCGACAGCTGCAGCACCTGCCAGCTCGCCAGTCCGGTTGACCGGCCGAACGTGACTGTCGACGTCGAGAGCTTGTCGTTCGCCGCGGCCGCCTGGCCGGCAACCGACATGCCACGCACCAGTTCGGCGTTGTAGTCCCGGAACGGCACCGCCGCCCTGCCGGCGGCCGACATGCCGTCGATGATGCTGCGGTTGACGTTCTGATTGGCCCCGGCGGCACGCTGGGCCGACGCCGCGCTCGCGTCGTACCGCTGCTGCAGCAGCGCGATCAGCCGCGCGTGCTCGGCCGCGTCGATCTGGCCGCGCTCCAGCGCGCTGTTGAGCGTCCGCGTGCCGCGTTCGAGCCGCTGCTGAGCGGCGAAGGTCGGGTCGATCGAACGGCGCAGCCGGTCGAGGTTGGTCGAGCTCTGGACGACCTTGCGGTCGGTCTGCTCGATCGCGTTGCCGGCGGCCGTCGTCGCCCGGCCCATGGCCTCACTCGACCGCTCGACAGCGCGCGCGCCCTGCTCGAAGCGCGAGGAGTCGAGCGCGGCCTCGTACCGGCGCAGCGTTGTCAGCTCAACGGCCATGGAAATTCCCATCAGAGAGCCCGCCGGGGCGGGCCGGTGGACAGATCATCGGCGGCCCGCCATCATGGAACGACACCGCGGGGAACGACCTGACGGAGGAGGCTGATCGTGCAACTCATCCTCAACGCTTTCGCGATTCTGTTCGGCGGCGGCGCCGTGCTCGCGGCAACCGCCTGGTGGCCGACCGACGAAGCCGCGCGTGCCCTTGGCGTGGCCGCCTACGTTCCGTCGATCGCCTCCCTGTTCAGCGGGTTCGGCATGGCCGTCCTGTTCGTCGGCATCTCCGAGGCACTCGACAGGCTCGACGCGGTCCTTAAGGCGATTACGCCGAAGCGATCGGCGTTCGGCCTAGGCGAGCCAGCCGCCGACCTGCCGGTGTCAGGCGGGCCGATCCGAAGCCGGACCGGGCCGGAGCCCGACGCGTCCTAGCAGCGCCGCTCACCCCTTCTTGTTCGTCTGCTCCAGGTACTCGGCGTCCATTTCGCCGATCAGCCGGAGCAGGGCCTCGAAGTCGGTGCCGGCGATCCCATAGCGCCGGGCATAGAGGTCAATCGCCGAGAACGGGATCCGGCCGGCGATCGGCCGGACGGTGAGCCCGCCCATCGGCAGCGCCATCGGGATCAGGGTCGTCGGCCGCTCGGCGTTCAGCCGGTCGAAGGCGATCCAGTAAAGCTCCGCCTCGGGCGCCAGCGGCGGCGGCTCCGGCGCGCCGCCGAACTCCTCCGGCAGATGGGCGAGCGAATCGCGGAACCGCCCCCAGGTCAGCTCGTACCGGAGGCGGTCTCGGAGTTTTTTGCCAGATCCTCGACGAACTCGACCTCGGCATGGCCGACTTGCGCCGCCGCCCATTCGACGTGGGCGCGCAGCTCGCGGTATGCCGGATCGGTCAGCACCTCGAGCGCGAGCTCCGGCGTGTAATCGACGTCGAAGCCGCGCCAGCCAAGCAACAGGTGCTCGGCGAAGAGCCGGCCGGAGACCTCGGCCATCTCCTTCTCGGGGATCGGCTTCTTGCCGTGCTTGCGGGCGAGGCGCTGGACGGCGAGGTCGCGGGCCGTCTTGTACGCCGGAAAGTTGACCGAGCGGACCTTGAGCGCGACGCCGGGCAGGTCCGGGATGTCGATCCACTCGCCGTCCGCCTCCTTCACCAGATCCGCCTTCAGGGAACCGAGTTTCACCGCCATCTCGGGTCACTCCATCGGGTTGCGTCGGGGAATCGGGAAAGGTGGGCCGGCGACGCCCCGACTACGCCGCCGGCCCGCTCTCGCGAGAGAGCCGGTTACGCCGCGAAGCGGTCGAGCTGCAGCGTGTGGCCGAGGGTCGGATGCGGGTTGCCCTCGAGCGTAAAGTTCGCCAGCACGGGCTGGCCCGGGCCGCCGGCCGCCACCTGCGGGTTCATGACGGTTGCCGCCGGAACGGTCAGTACATAGGCGTTGCCGGCCGCGTCCGCGGTCCGGAAGCTGATGAAGTGCTGGCTCTCGGCCTTGAACAGGTCGTAGACCGTGAAGTCCTTGAAGAACACCCGAAGCGTCCCGGACGCCTCCAGAAACCCCTTGTTCACCCCCTGCGCGGCCGGTGAGCCGATGCCGTATTGGCCAGCCGCGCCCTGCTTGGTCACGTTGACCGTTATCTCCTGTACGACCGCATCGATCGGCGCGCCGTCGAGCATGACGCCGCCGAAGTTGCCGACGGTGTCGTGGACCCGGCCGGTCGGCGCCGGCAGGACGGAACCGGTCGACTGATTGGAGGTTTGCTTCTCCTCCGATTTGGCGAAGCCGCCGAAACTGCCCTGCATGAACTGGCCGAGCGCCGCCGACAACGATCCCTGCGCCCAGTAGGTGCCGGGATAGACCAGGAACTTGTCGTCGGCCAGCCGCTTCTGAAAGTAGAAGCTCTGGAACGTCGAGCCGTTCCGGAGCATCGACCCCTTCATGGTGACGGTCGCGCCCGCCGCCTCGTCGGCGGCCGGCGCCGGCGAGACGCCGAGGGCGTTGGCCGATACCGACGTCACCCGGAAGAAGCCGTTGTTGCCCGCGGTCGCGAACCCGGAGACCTTGATCCACTGCCCGACCGAGATGTTCTCGCCGGTGAAGTCCGTCGAGGTGCTGCCGAACTCGGAGTTGGTGTTCGACGCCGAGATGTCGCTGGCGGAGACGTCGACCGCCGTCGACCACTCGCCCATCAGAAGGCCGGCCAGAAGGTCGTCGTAGGTACCGTAGCTGAGCGCGAGAGTGATGCCGGCCGTCGCCTGCTCCTGCGTTGTGATCGCTGCAGAGGCCTGCGCGTCCTGCCGGATCTCCTCCGGCCGCTGCCGGGTCTTTGACCCGGCGAAGGACTCGCTCGTCATGCGGACGGCCTGGAACGCGACCGCGGGCTTCTGGCCCCAGACCGTCTCCTTACCGTAGCTCAGTTCAACGTCGTTGGCTTCGATGCCAGCCTGAAAGCCGCTCGTGGCCATGGCCCGTCTCCTCTAATGATCGTCATAATGCCAGCCGATCGACACCGGCAGTTCCCACCACAGCCCGTCCTCGTCGCCCGGGCCGCCGACCCCGATCGAGGCGTTGCCGAAGACGACGAAGCCCGTCGTCACGCCGCGGAACAGGTTGGCGAGCGCCTTGGCGTGCTGCCGGGCGACGAGGCTCCCGGTCCCGACGGGCACGAAGACGTGCAGCAACAGTGCGCCCTCTTCGCGCCATGCGTTCTGCCCCGGCGCGCCGATCTCGATCTGATTGAGCAGGTCGCCCTCGACCTCGACCGCGACCCAGGCCGCTTGTTTCGGCGGGTCGAAGTGTTCATTCGGCCAGGCGAGCGGAGTCGCGCTCCAGTTCGCCTCCAGAAAGGTCCGGATGGCGGTGAAGACGGCGTCTGAGGCCATGGCTTACTGCCGAAGGTTGATGACGAGCGCCGGGTAGCGGACCTGCTGGCCGGCGGCCGTGTCCGTTCGTCCGGCCAGGAACTGCAGGCCGGCCCGGAAGGCGCTGCTGCGCGCGTCCTGGGCCGCCCGCCGGCGGCGGCCGTGCGTCTTCAGCACCCACGGCACGGGCGCCCCGCCGATCGCCGGCGGTCCGGACAAGTCGATGAACCGGATATCGACCCGCACGATCTGCCCGAAGCGGCGCAGGATTACCTGTCGCGCGCGCTCGTACAGATGGCGGTAGGCCCGGAAGCCCGACGCCCCGACATGGACCTTCCGGTGGTAGGGCTGATCGTTGGTGATGATGATCTCGGAGGCCGGATGCAGAACGACTCGACCGCTCTCCAGGGCCGATTCCGTGACCTCCTGCCCGCCGACCATGACAAAGTGGCTGCGGCGGTACTTACCGGATCGGACCGGGCTGTCCCGTCGAAGCGTCCGCAGCCCGAGCAGCGCGACCTCGATCCGGAAGTCGAGCTCGTAGACGATCGGGCCGGGCGCGATCACGGCTTCCTCCCGGACGCCCTCGCGACCGTTGATGAAGGTCCGCACATGCGGCCGGGCCGGCAGCGATGCGAGATAGGCTCGCATGTCCGCCTTGGCGAAGGCGGCGAGCTCGCGGCCGATCTCCTCGCGCGACAGGTCGTTGCGGATCGCGACCTTGATGTCGCTCTCGAAGAACTGCAGCCGCGCCATCAGATGGCCTTGAACGCCGTCTCGACAATCCGCCTCGGCTCCGGCCCGCCAAGTGTCACCGAACACTCTGCCGTGATTTCCTCGGCCTCCGGAACCGACGGACCGTCGACATCAAGAACAACCAGTTGCCGTGCGGCATCGAAGCCAGCGCCCGCGATGGTGACGGTGGCGCCGGGGAATAGCGCCTCGGCGAGGAACTCGGGAGTCACACGGATCTTTGCCATATCAGCCCCGCACCCAGATCTCGTACCGCGCCACCTCGTTGCCGACGGAGCGGGGCTCACAGCCCTGCACGGCGGCTTGCGCCCCGTCGATCTCGACGAAGTCACCCTTGCGCGGCACCAGCCCTTCCCAATCGGTCCCGGCCAGCGACGACGGGGCGATCGTGACGCGCCGGTCGCCCTGAATGATGCCGCCGACCAGCTCGTCGGGCCGATAGTGGTGGACCTTGCCCGGCACGATTGCGGTCGTGAAATTGGTTGTCGTGCCGACGCGCCGCTTGAGCGTGACCGACTGGCCCCGCTTTGCGATCTGCGCGGCGACGGTTGCGGCGAGCGACATCAGCCGAAGCTCCAGTCCCGATACCGGTCGACGACCTCAGCCACGTCGGCCGGCAGCCCGCCCTTCTTCTCGACGCTCGCCCCGCCCCAGTAGTCCTCGCGCGCCACATCCGGCACCTCGATCGACCGCAGCGTCGGGTCGCGCCCCTTGACGTGGTAGGCGGCCACGACCATGCCGATGCAGGCCTGCTCCAAATCCCGCGGCAGCGTCGTCAGCAGCACGAAACCGGCCTGGTATTCGACCACGACCTTTCGGGCCCGCCAGACCGTCCGGCAGTCCGAGTCCAGCCGGTAGAGAAGGCCCGGGCCGTCGTCGAGCTCGTATTGCCCCGCCTCGAGCGCCGTGCCGTCGGCGGTGATGGATCCGATCGCGATGCCGCCCCACCGCCGGGACAGGATCAGCACGTCCGCGCAGCGGTCGAGCCGAAACGTCTGCCGATATGTCTGCCGGCCGAACGGATAGCCGCGGTAGGACGCCATGCCCTCGCTCACCTCGGCGATCTTGCGCGACAGGAAGGCGTCGTGCTCCTCGCCCGTGATCCCGAGCTCGGCCTTGACCGTCTCCAGCGTCGTCAGGTCGGCCGTCGGCGCCGGCGTGATGACTTCCAGGGTGCTGTCCATCGCTACCTCGCCACCGCAGCGGTGTGCGCCCCGCGGGGTATCGCGGGCGTGTGATCGCCTCTCGCCACCGCCGGCGTGATCGGGCCGCGGGGCGTCGCCGTCGGCTTTGTGGCCAGCAGATCCGCGGGCTGGCCCACCAGCGTCAGCGCGGTGCCTTCGGCGAGCAGCCGCCGCGTCGACCGGAGCTCGGCCGGTTGCGCCGCGATCGCGACGGCCGTGGGCCCGGCCGAAATCGACCGGCCGCGCAACAGGTCGGCTGCTGCCGCGCCGATGGCGATACTTGCCGGCTCGGCCGGAAGTCGGCCATGCCGCGCCAGGTCGGTCACCTTCGGCGCGATTGAGACCGCGGCCGGTTGCGCCGCCAGCCGCGCGGCGCGGCGCAGTCCGCCATCATGCGCCGTCAGCGCAACCGCGCCGGCCTCCACGGCAAGCGTCTTGTCGCTGCTCGTGCTGAATGTCGCGTCATGGGCCGTCAGCGCGAGCGCCTCCGTCTCGGCCGCCAGGTGCCGATCATGCCGCAGCCCGGCGGCTCCGGCCGTGATGGCGATCGCTTCGCTGGCAGCCGCCAGGCGCCGCGCGGCCCGCAATCCTACGTCGCGCGCCGATAGGGCGATCGCTCCGGCCGCCGCCCCCACGCGCGCCGACCGGCGCAAGCCCGCAATCCGGGCGGTAACCGCGACCGCACCCGCCTCAGCCCCGATCCATCGGCCGGCCCGCAACGCGGCCTCGTGACCGGTGATCGAAACCGCGCCGGGATCGGCGATTAGCGTGCGGTCGACCGGTGCCGCTTCCTCCAGCGCGTCGGCGACGACGGCGATCCGTGCGGTGCGGTCGATGTCTTCGGACCGATACTGGATCTCCTTGAGCGCCGACAGCCTCGTGAAGCCCCACGCCGGCGCGGCGATGCCTAGAAGCCATTCATCGTCATAGGACAAGCCGGCTTCCTTGACCGTCTCCGCGTCCGCCGGGAAGGTGTCGCCGGGATCGCGGAACCACCACACCCCGACCGCATCGGCGTCGACCTCGGAACTCAGGTCGATCGTCTCGAATTGCCCCGCCTGTGAGACGCCGTGGAAGGTCAGGTTCGTGACGAAGTTGGCGTTGGCGGTGATCCAGCCGAGCAGGAACAGATTAACGCAGCTTCCGCCGACCCGCGCCTCAAACTGCTTGTTCGCGTCGAGCTTGACGATCGCCAGCGTGTTGGTCTGC